GACGGTGACGACGGCAACCAAACTGGTTGGCGTCGCCGCTGCGGCAGCCATCAACCCGAGCGCGACCGGGACGGTGCGGCTCAACGGCGCGTTCTCGACCTGATCCATGGTGGACTTCTCGTCACTCGTGCTTGCTCCGAACATGGCCGTGTTCGGGAAGTCCATCACCATCACGCCTGTCGCATCGCAGCCTAACGGACAGCCATACTTAGCTCAGGGCATCTGGGCCGTGACCAGTCAGTCGATCATGAACGAGGCTGGCAATATTCTGTCCACGGTCGGTCTCAAGCTGTCGATCAGGATGGCGGACTTCACCGTGCCGCCGTCACAGGGCGACTGGGTTACGGTCGCGGCCAGCGATCTGCCGCTCGGTTACTGGCAGGGAGTACTGGTGCCGAATGCCAACCTCGATTTCGAGATTGACACGTTCACCCCTGATGGTCAGGGCGCTGCCGTGATGACCCTCAATCACGTTGTGGATGTCAATCCATGACGGCGCTGGCGAACTTCATCCGCGACCAGCTGGTCGAGCGACTGGTTTCGATTGAGCCATCGCCTTGGAAAACCATTCGCACTTCGCCAGTGCCGTCGCTTTCCAGCGATAAATTGCCATCGCTCGGCGTGTTTTTCCTCCGCGAGAACATGATTGCGCAGCGTGACGAAAATGTCTCGGTGCCAAGTTTCATCAGTGATCTGATTCTCGGCCTCTCGGTTGTCGCGATCAGCCACGATGGCGATGCGCTGCAAGCCTATGTTGATAGCATGGCGGACATAGTCCTCAACAGACTGTTGCAGGACGGTTCGTTTGCTTCGACGCTGTCATATCCCGGCACTGATCCATCCGGTGCGCCGCCCGATTCCAAGTTCCTGATCGATTCGTTCCCGAACATTCAGCGCACCTACAATGTGTCGCGAGAAGGCGAGTCGCACGTCATCGAATGCCGCCTGCAAATGACCATTCGCTACTGGTGCAACTATCCGCCGCTGACACCGTACTGGCTGAAACTGATTTCGGTCGCGGTGCAACCGCCGCCTGAGACGACACCTACCGTCACCATCCCGTTCAACATACCGTGGGGTCCTTGAACATGGTCAAAATTCTGGTCAAGCCGAAATCACCGAACGCACTCAAAATCGTTCACCCGACTGATGGTCCGCTGTATGCCGAAGGCTCCAGCTGGGACTTGGACGGTTTCACCAGTCGCATGCTGATCGATGGCGAGATAACCAGCGACGATCCTTTGGTGAAGGAGGAAACGCCGCCGACGCCACCGTCGCAGCAATAATTCATCCGGGCCTTCGTGCCCGGATTTTTCTTTGTCCTGATGAACCGCGTGGGAGTACGCAATGGCTGTTTCAACGCAAGTCCCTCTCAATTGGAAGGTGCCGCTGTTCTGGGCGACCGTCGATGGCACCAAAGCTGGCAACGTCACCGCGCCCGCGCGTGCGCTGCTGGTCGGACAGAGTTTCACGACCGGCACGCAGGCACAGAATATTCCTGTGGCAATCGGATCGCGTGAACTCGCAAACCAGATGTTCGGTCAAGGCTCCATGCTCGGGCGCATGGTCAATGCCTTCATGAACAGCAACACCAATCAGCAATTATGGGCCATCGGTATTCCCGATCCAGCTGCCGGTGTCGCAGCGACGGGCACCATCACCATCGCGACGCCACCGACCGCGAGCGGCGTGCTCTCGATCTATATCGCAGGTCAGTTGGTGCAGATCACGGTCGGCCAGACCGACACGCCGACCATCATCGCGACCAATCTCGCGTCGCAGATTCAGGCCCAGCCCGATCTTCCGGTGACGGCGACTGCCGCCGTTGCGGTCGTCACCCTGACCAGCAAATGGAAAGGACTAACGGCGAACGAAATTTCCATCGTGCCGAACTTCCTCGGCCAGCTGGGTGGGCAGGCGTTCCCCATTGGGCTGACGCTGACCATCGTGGCGATGGCAAGCGGTGCTGGTACGCCGCTGTTCACCAGCGCCATCTCGGCGATCCAGATGCTGGCTTTCGATTACGTCGCGTTGCCTTACACCGACACGGCGTCGATGTCGTCATGGGCGACCGAATATGGTTTCGGGACCGGTGGACGCTGGGGGTACATGCGGCAGCAGTACGGCATGATCTTCAGCGCGTGGACCGATACCTATTCCAACCTGATCACATGGGGCATCGGCAACAACAACGCGATGATTTCCACCATGGCTATCGAACAGGATAGCCCGGCTCCGCTATGGGAATGGGCCGCAGCCTATTGCGCGCTCGGCGCGCTCGGTTATTCCGATGACCCGGCGCGTCCGCTCCAGACCTTGGAGTTCTATGGCATCCTGCCCGCGCGGCTGCCGAACCGGTTTACCCAAGGACAGCTGAACTCGCTCGCCAACTCGGGCATGGCGATTCAGGCGACCTCGCCTGATGGCAATCCGATGATCATGCGAGAGCAAACGCAGTATCAGGTGAACTCTTACGGGCAGGCCGACACCGCGTTCGGGCTGCTCTCCACGCTGGCGACGCTGCAAATGATCCTGCGCACCATGGCATCGGCGATCACCAGCAAATACGCCCGCGTCAAGCTGATCCCGGATGGCACCAAAATTGGACCCGGCCAAGCCGCCGTGACACCGACTGACATCAAGGGAGAACTGATCAGCGAGTTCATGAACATGATGTACAACGGCTGGGTCTCCGACCTTGCCGATTTCAAAGCCAACCTGATCGTTCAGATCGACAACAACGATCCGACGCGGGTCGATGTGCTGTGGCCGCCGCAGCTGGTCTCGGGCCTGCGTGTGTTCGCCGTGCTGGCGCAGTTCAGACTCCAGTATCCGCCGCAGCCGGTCTGATCCCGCCTGTCTTGAGGCTTCCTCTTACAATTCGGAGTTATGCTCATGGCTTCCCCCAACAGGATAGGCGGCGTTCTCTCGTTGCGCGTCGATGGCGTGCAATACGAGGCGCGAGGAAATTTTCAGGTGACGCCGGGCACGGTTCGGCGCATTGGTGTCGCCGGTCAGGATGGCGTGCATGGCTACATCGAAGAGCCGATAGTGCCGCAGATCAAAGGCGACATCTCAATCGGCAACATGCTGTCGCTGGAAGCGCTGGAGCAGCTGACGGATTCAACCGTGCAGGTCGCGCTCGCCAATGGCCGCACCTACGTGCTGGTTTCGGCATGGACCACGGCAGCATTCATGATCAACGCCCACGATGGTCTGGTCGATTGCACCTTCGAGGGCATCGCGTGCAGTGAAATCTAAAAACTGGAGGCAAAATGGATCAGCGTGTCGAGACGGCTGAAATCAAACCCGAAACCGAAGAAGAGAAGCCAGCAAGGCTCCCGGACCTTATCGAGTTCGAACTCATCGACCCGATCATGGCCTATGGCGAGGAAGTCAAGGTCCTGAAGATTCGCAAGCCGACCGGGGCCGATCTGTTGCGCATCGGCAACCCGATCAAAATCGGGATGTTCAGCGAACCGCCGACCATCGATTATGACTTTCCCAAGGTCATCGCGATGGTGGCTCGCCTCACCAACATCCCTTCCCCTTCCCTTGAAAAGCTATCGACGGATCAGATGGTGGCGCTCGCGATCACCATCTCCCCTTTTTTCATGCCAACACTACGCGCGAACTGATCTGCGCCGCGATTGATCTTGCACTGATCTACAAGTGCGACCCCTACCGGTTTCTACGGCTACCGGAAGAGGAATTGCTTGAACTCTACCGTCTGACCAGCGAGCGCATGGCAGAACAAAATCGGGAGTAATCCGTGGCGACGCAATCGGAGGTGATGGAGCTAGTTGCGAAGGTCGTGGACCAGTATTCTGGTCCGCTGAAGGACATGCAGCGCTCGTTCACCGAACTCAATCGCAGCATCAAGGGCGGGCACGAGGCAGCTGGCAAAGGAGCGAGAGAACATGCGGAACGCGTCAAGGAGATGCGCGAACGCTATAATCAGCTGAAGGAAACGGTTTCCGGTGCAGTCGTGCCTGCGCTCACAAGTCTGGGCGTAACGGTGTTCAGTGTCGGTGGTGCGCTCTCGGAAATGGTCGAAGCCATCAAGGATGCATCCGAGCACTATCGTGCCTTGCAGCTAACGATGGCGCGGGGTGGTTCGGGTGTGACGCAACAGTTCACCGAAGTCTACGAGCGCGCTTTCGAACGGCTCGGTTTCACGGCGGCGCAGGCCGATGACGCCATTGGAAAGATGGGTCACTCGTTCACCATGATGGGTCGTCTCAACGCAGCGGAGATGCAGCGGCTTCAGCGAACCGCGCCTGACATGCTGATCTGGATCAACAAAATCACGGCGGGCGCGCACAGCAACGCCGAAGCGATGCTGATGCTCACCAAAGCTGTGGCCGACAATGCTGGCGAGATTCCAGAATACATGCGAGAAAAGATCGCGCGAGCTTTTAATATTCCGCTAGCGATGGCGAGCCGTAAAGGCAGCGAGGTTGGTAAGGCCTTTCGAGAGGGTATAGCCGATGAAATGGCGCATCCCGCTCCTTCGCTGCCGCTGCTGGATCAGATCAGTCATAGCATGGATGACCTCTCGCAGAAGTTTCGCAATTACAAAAACGAGATAGTCAACACGTTCGGACCTGAAATGCTGGCGATCATCAACGCCTTTTCAGCGGCGCTTGAGAAACTGTCAAACATACTCAAAGCAGGAC